ACAGCAAATGATTCCCCACAACCGCATTGCGCTGTTGCGTTGGGGTTTATAACTTTTAGGTATGATCCACCAAATTCTGTTACGTAATCTACAGTGCAACCTATGACAAACATTTCTGCTGTTCGGTCTAGCACTAAAATGTTTTCAACGAGTGTACCTTTTTCCAAATCATTGGTCATGTTCCACTCGTATTGAAAACCTGAGCAGCCACCACCATTGACTGCAAGATAAGCATATTTCTTATCATGCGCTTTGGTGGTGGTGCTTAAATAGTTTTTAGCATTTTCTGTTAAAGTTATCATTTTGGTAATGATGCATCTATCCCTTTAACATATTTATTCATGCTTAGTAGTTCTCCAACAGAATATTTACCATTAAATGGTTTAATATCACCGTTCATAACTTTCTTTTCAGTATCTTTAGCGATAAGCGCAATGTTATCTGGCATATTAGTATATGGTGCCATTTTTACCATTCCACTTTTCATATCACCCCAAGTATCTGACTTTTTCCAAGTGCCGTCTATAACCTGGCCAACTCTTTTGATATAGTACGGAGACCAATCATCAATAATAGCTGTAAGTTGTGCTTTTGGAGCAAACTGATACATGTTACTTGCTTGACCGAATGCATACACACCTTGTTGTTGAGCAACTTGTAGTGCAGCAGGACTATCAGTATGTTGTGTAATAATGTCAGCACCTTCACTAATTAATACCTTTGCAGCATTACCTTCTTTAACTGGATCATACCAGCTATTAACCCACACCACATCAATATCAAAGTCAGGGTTTACACTTTTAGCACCTAAGTAAAAAGCATTAATACCTCTTACAACTTCAGGTATTGGAAAAGAAGCAATGTAACCTGCTTTACCAGTCTTACTCATATGACCAGCAATTACTCCTTGAATATATCTACCTTGATAAAACTTAGAAGAATACACAGAGAGGTTTTCTGCAGTTTTATATCCTGTAGCATGTTCAAATTTTACATTTGGAAACTCTTTGGCAACTTTAACCATTTGTTCCATATATCCAAATGAAGTAGCAAAGATAATGTCTGTACCATTACTTGCCATTTCTCTAATAACTCTAGCTGCGTCTGGACCTTCAGGCACACTTTCGATATATACTGTTTCTACTTTATCTCCAAATTTTTCAACTAATTGGAGTCGGCCTTGCTCATGCATATAAGTCCAACCATGGTCTCCAACTGGTCCAACATATACAAATCCTACTTTAACAGGAGCAGCATATGCTGTAGAAAATAAAAATAATGACATTACTGCCAGCGCTTTAAAAAATGATTTCATTAATTATTCCTTTCTTTAATGAATAAAATCTTTGATGTCAGGAAATACAGGTTCAAGTGCGGTTGCACAAGCACGAGCGACTTCCATGTGCTCTTTTTGAGTCCCATTTCCCGACCTAAGATCCACATAATGGATCCAGGAACGGATTGTTCCATTCATGTACAACCGTGAAGTTGTAATTCCTTCTGGTAATACTTTACGTGCTTGTTCCTTTGCAATACCTTTACGAATAGCCCAATCATATTCTTTTTTAGCAAGTACACCAATTCTGCGTTGAGCATGATCCCAATCAGTCTGTAATTGTTTATCCTCTATTTCAATAGAATTTTGTCTATTCTTTGTATCTTGTAATCTAGCCTCACTGTATTCAAATAAATCATTCATATCATTTGGATTTGCATACCTTTGACTAAATTCTTGAAAAGAAAATGATCTATGTCTAAGAATTTGTCTAGCAATATCTCGTGTTGTTTCTATTTCTAGGCAAGCAGATACCATTTCGAACGGTGACCAGTGCCCTTCTTTTCTGAGATAGGCAAGTAACCTTTCGTTCGTTTTAGTGGTATTTTGGTTGGAAGGATTCGAGACACGGGCGCAATACGCCACGAGGTCTTGTAAAGATTTACCGACATGCAAATTCTCCGTAGTCTGTGAATAACTAATTAATCGTACGTTCATATTATATTACCCTGTTCTGGTGGATTTTATCACCCATGCAATAAAAATAGAGTCTGATGCAAACTCTTGTGAGATTTTTTGATTTTCAAAACAGATAGTATCCTCATAATTATCTGTAAATTCCTTGTATTGATATTCGCGTTGTTCCAATTGTCTTAACCATGATTTAGCTCTGCCTCTAAGATCACTATGTATTGATACCTTATAACCCGGTAACCAATTTTGTTTATATTCAAAAATTTCTATTGGAATCATTAAATACTTTCACCTTTTGGTACAATCATCATTTCTTTTATTACATCTTCATTAGCACAAATAATTCTATCAACCGGCAATGGTCTCCCATATTCCATTATTATTCTTGCACCATAAACTGCAATATCACTTGGATTTGTGGCAGAGGCCAAACAAGTTTCCGAGGACTCAAATTGTGGCTTAAAAAATATAAAAGACCCATAATCTTGCATAAAAATAACCACTATGAACCATTTCATATTTATTACTCCTTATAGTTTAAAGTCATCAAACCTTTTACCGACTTCAGTTTTATCAAATACTGGAGTATCATCAGTAAGGGTTTGTTCACTTTCTTCCACGTCATATAGACGCATTTTAGATCGGTCGATACCTACCACGAATCTTTTATGATGCGTGGGATCATTGTAACGATTTTTAAGTTGCTTAACCATGAGTTGTCCATCTTTGTCAAGTTCTTCTGTTGAGATGAGGGCAAACATAAGGTCGGCAGTAGCGGGTAGTCCAAAAGACTCGGAAGTATCTTCAAGCCCAACATCCGAGTTACTATAACCTGAGCGAGTCGTTTGCGTTGCAGAGAATATCGGTACTTCGAATTCGACCGCAAGACCTCGTAATTCCTCAGCAATTGCTTTAATGTAAGTGTATGAATTGATCGATCCTCCCATTGCTTTCATTCTAGATGAAGCACAAATATTTAAATAATCTATAAAGATAACATCCGGTTCAAACTGCTTTTTTAATTTTAATTCATTTAATAATCCACGAAAATGTCCAGAGTGAGCAGAACCAGTAGGATATTCTTTTACAATTAACTTACCAGTTGTTTTTCTGGCAAGGTCTGCAACTTTTGTAGTAAACATATCTTTGGATAATTTATCCAGTTGGTCAATAGGTACATTCAATAGGTTAGCATCAATACGTTCGGCAATTCTTTCCTCGGCCATTTCCATAGTTATATATAAGACATTGCGACCTTCTACAAGAGCAGCAGAAGCAATATGACACATAAATAAGGATTTACCTACACCAGTTCCTGCCAATGCAATATTAAGGGTTTTCTTTGGAACACCACCCTTGGTAATTTTATTAAAGTAATCAAGATCAAATGGTATTCTATCTTCTTCTGTATGATAAAATTCATATCTTTCTTCAACGTTTTCAATATAATCGTGACCAACAGCATTATCAAATCCAACACCAAGTGCTTTAGATAATAAATCAGGTAAAGCACCTTTTGTTAGTGTATCATGTTTACCATCAATAATAGAGATAGATTCCATAACAGCATTATAAATGGCTCGGTCTTGACACCACTTTTCAGTAGCATCAAGCAACCAATTTTCATCTATCTGCTCATTAATAAACAACTGTGGAACAATATCCATTGACATTTGAAATTGCTCATCAGACATGGAAGAGGATTCTTGCAATTCTATTGTTAACGTTTCAGTTGTAGGCAATTTATTATATTTTGCAACATATTTACCTGCCTCTTTAAATAATGTTTTATAAACACCCTGGAAATAATCTGGTTTAATGAAAGGTAAAACTTTACGCATATACTTTTCATCAGTTAATAAATTTCTCAGGATTGTTTGTTCAATGTTTGTCTGCAATTATTTCACCTGTTTTTCTATCCATCATGCCTATTGAACCATCCTTTATACCTCTTTCAATAATATCTTCCAAAATTTTACCAGTAACGTACTGTAAATTTTCATTATCTTCTGATAAAACACTTGGAGATGAAACAATATTATAATTAAAAGATAGATGATCCTTTATTTCATTAAAAGCAATTGCTTTATACTCAATTACTGTTTCTGTAAAATCACCGGTAAGGATTCTAACATTCCAATTTTCCGTAGCATCCTCACCTAGGATTAATTCGTAGTCCTTATTCTCCTTCATCATCAAACTCAATTATTGAATTGCCACCGATTTGATAACCATTCTTTATATATTCGGCAAAATCGGTTTCGGCCAAAATAGGTTTCCAAAATTCAGATGTAATTGTATCTTTAAGTCTAACTTTAGGCTCTTGAAGTTCTCCTGTTTCTCTATCCACTCGACAGTACCAACCGTTACTAGGTTTAGCAACATAATTGCCGGTCAAGGCAATATCAAGTAAACCAGACCAACGCTCAACGCCACCTTCCCAGGATACTGAAATAGGAATTTTAGCCTTTTCCTTAACATATCTGGATTTTTCTATATTAATAATGAAATCATATCCTGTGACCTCAGTACCGGTTTTATTTTGTCTACGTCCAAGAATCCAGATATTATTGGCAGAGTAATAAATTCCAGTACCACCTGACACAATAGCTTTAGGAAACAAACCAATTTCTTGATATGTATGATTAACAGCAATTAATGGAATATTTTTCATAGCCAAATAAGGAGTACACATACGGAATAAACCTTTTAGTGCTTTTGCCCTGGACATATCTGCCACAGATTTTTCATTAATAGCATCTTCCATTTCTTTTTTAGATGCAAGGTTACCAATTGAATCAATAACAACAACTACTTTGTCATCTCTATCCAAAGCTTCAAGTTGACCAATCATATCAAATTTTAATTCTTCAACATTAGTAATAGGAGTATGTAATACCCTACTGGTATCAATACCAAATGTCTCAAAATACGTTTGGGGTGAACCAAATTCTGAATCATAAAACAACAATACAGATTCTGGATATTTTTTAAGATATGCTGAAGCCATAATAAGAGCAAATGATGTCTTGAAGTGTTTGGATGGGCCAGCAAGGACTGTAAGTCCTGGAGCAAGACCACCATTCATATCACCGGATAGGGCCACATTAATCATAGGCACATCGGTAGGTATCATATCTTTATTATTAAAAAATTTAGATTCTGAAAGAATTGAGGACTGTTTCACCTTTGAATTCTTTTTTAATTTATCCATTATACTCATTAAGCAAACCTCACATTCTGTTCTTTTTCACGATCATCCAATTTATATTGTGATCTAATATTATTATTTTCTTTAATTACCAATTTTAAAATTGTTAGGTAATCCTCTTGTGCAAATTGGGCAAGTGCATTTGTATCTTTTGGGAAACATGCACCACCATAACCTTTACGGCCATCAGGGCCAGGCACTTGCGTATGACTGTGGGTAATTCTTGGATCTGTACCTATTGCTGTAGCAATATTATCATAGTCAGCACCATGAAAATCTATTAAATCCTTGAATTGATTAAACCACATTACCTTTGTTGCCAAAAAACTATTTATTCCATATTTAACAAAGGATGCATCTTGCGCAGACATATGGTATATTGGCGCTGGTTTACATCTACTAAATTTAGAGTAAATCCATCCCAATTCCTCCGTGGTCTGGCTAG